ATGTTCGGCGACCACTTTGGCCTGAACATTGTTCACGTTGAAGGCGAGCAGCGTTTCCTCGACGCGCTGGCGGGTGAAAGCGATCCGGAAGCGAAGCGTAAAATTATCGGTCGCGTTTTCGTGGAAGTGTTCGACGAAGAAGCGCTGAAGCTGGACGACGTCAAATGGCTGGCGCAGGGTACCATCTACCCTGACGTTATCGAATCTGCCGCTTCCGCCACCGGTAAAGCGCACGTCATCAAATCTCACCACAACGTGGGCGGCCTGCCGAAAGAGATGAAGATGGGCCTGGTTGAGCCGCTGCGTGAGCTGTTCAAAGACGAAGTGCGTAAGATCGGCTGGAACTGGGCCTGCCGTACGACATGCTCTACCGTCACCCGTTCCCGGGCCCCGGCCTTGGCGTGCGCGTGCTGGGCGAAGTGAAGAAAGAGTACTGCGACCTGCTGCGTCGTGCGGACGCTATCTTCATCGAAGAGAGCTGCACAAAGCTGACCTGTATAACAAAGTCAGCCAGGCGTTCACTGTGTTCCTGCCGGTTCGTTCCGTCGGCGTGATGGGCGATGGCCGTAAATACGACTGGGTGGTTTCCTGCGTGCGGTGGAAACCATCGACTTCATGACCGCGCACTGGGCGCACCTGCCGTATGATTTCCTCGGCCGCGTCTCCAACCGTATCATCAATGAAGTGAACGGTATCTCCCGCGTGGTGTATGACATCAGCGGCAAGCCGCCAGCAACGATTGAGTGGGAATGATTAACGGCTACCTTATAGCTAATCATATCTACTCAAATTGAAATACAACCCTCTGTTTTTTACAGAGGGTTTTCTTTATATCACATCAACACTATTCACTCTATCTCACATTTTTTGACGGTATACCTGACGGTATTACCATTACGGTATACTCTCGTACCGTCAGAAAAATGATGCATCACGGGTGAAATGTGCTTACCGATACCAAACTAAAAAAATCTGAAACCGCAGGGCAAAATGTACAAGGTCTCCGATCGCGACGGTCTGTATGTAGCTGTGCTGATCTCAGGCACCATCTCGTTTCGTTACGATTACCGCATCAACGGCCGCCGGGAGACGCTGGTTATCGGTCAGTATGGTCGTGACGGTATCACACTGGCTGAAGCCAGGGATGAACTGATAGCCGCTAAAAAACTGCTGAACGCAGGCCAGTCGCCGGCTGCGGCGAAGCGTGACGGTATCAAACGGATCCGCGGCGCCGAAACATTTACGGTACATACCGACGCCTACATGAAACATGTGGTCCTGGCTGACAGCACGCGGGCTATGAAGCAATCAGTAATCGACCGGGATATTTTGCCTGTTCTCGGAAACAAAATGATGTCCGAGATAACGACCCCTATGGTGCGTGATCTTTGCGATCGCATAGTCGAGCGCGGCGGCCGTGCGACGGCGGTGCAGGCGCGTGAAATCATCAGCAGCGTTTACCGGTACGCCAATGACCGCGGGCACGGGTTATTCAACCCGGCCGCAGATATCAAACCTTCGGCGATCGCCATGTTTAAACCGCGTGACCGTTGCCTGCAGCCGGAAGAAATCGGTGTGCTGTTCAGGTCGCTCGATACCGTCAGCACTTTGCCAACCTTAAAGCTGGCTGTGAAGCTCATCCTGATCACGATGGTGCGCAAAACCGAGTTCATCATGGCGACGTGGAAAGAGGTGGATTTCAGCAAAGGAACTGGACGATCCCATCTGACAGGATGAAGGGGAGCCGGTCGCACGTCATCTACCTTCCGCCTCAGGCGCTGGATCTGATGGTAGGCCTGCAGATGTGTGCCGGCGGGAGTGATTATCTGTTGCCGTCGCTACAGCACCAGTAAGCCGCTATCCAATGCCGCTCTGAACTCAGTCATCGATCGCGCGGTTGCTGCGGCAGCGGATGCCGGGGAGAACCTGCAACCTCTAACAGTGCACGACCTGCGGCGCACAGCGAGCACGCTTTTGCATGAAGCTGGTTTCCCGTCAGACTGGATAGAGAAGGCGCTTGCGCATGAACAGAAGGGCGTGAGGGCGGTTTACAACAAGGCTGAGTATTCCCGGCAGCGGGCCTACATGCTGCAGCAGTGGGCAAATATGGTTGATGCATGGATAAACGGGGAGCATTACGACCTGGTGCCGTTCTCCCGTCTGCATTTGAAAAGTGGATGAATGAACAATAGTCCGCCCTCCGGGCGGACTTATTGTATCGCCTGCGAAGAATTCTCAAAGAGCCCGCGCAGGAACTTAACCATCGCGTTTGCAGAATCCCGCTGCTCACGGTAGCGCGCCGCTTCTCGCTGCAGGTGAAGGATCTCACCATTCCTCTGGTTGATAATGGCGCGCGCCTCCTCGAGTTGTCGTATCAGAGAGGCCTCTTCGGCAATATTCATGCGGCCTCCGTCTTCACTACCGGCACCGCGCAGCCTGGCAGCAACTCAACCGCCGGCGCCGTGCACTGATTCCCCATACGTCGAAACCGTGAGACGACTGGCGGGCGAAGAGTTCAATACGCGGGACATCGCCAAGCAGCTGCACCAGTTTCTCGCGGATAACGTCCGGTTTGCGCGAGTTCTCCGGGCGCGGCGCAGTGACGTGCTGGCAGATCGAGGCGTCCATGCGGGCCGGTAGTTTCCGCGCACCGCAAACAGGCAGTCTTCGCTGTTCGCCCGGGTCATATGGCCCATGCCGATCGCACTGTTCCCTTTGTGCTTGTTCGTCTTGTGCCGGTGAATCCCTTCATGGTCATCAGACGGAATCCCCAGGCATCCATGACTTTCAGCGCCTCTACCGGCTGAGTCGGTACCCACCACATAGCCAGAAGGCAATCGTCGGCAGCCAGTTCCCACACAGGCAGCCTGCAGATATCCAGCACATTCATCACCGGGTATTTGAAACCGGCGCCGCGGTCACCGTCGGCTGCCTTGTCGCGGTATGCCCATGGCGGATCGCTATAAATCAGGGTGTATTTTCCGGTCATGCCGCACCACCTTCAACGCGCTTGAACTCGATAACCCAAACCCAGGGGTTGGCATTCCAGTTTTCCTGCCCGTAGATCGATTGCCACAGGTAGGCAAAAGCATCGGTAGCGTCAGGCTCTGGATTAGCGCATCCGCATGGCTCAGGCTCCCCGCAATTAAGGCAGCCACCGTCAATAATTCCTTCTGCTCGCGCGTCCTCTTCGCTGATAGCGTTTAGCCGCTCAACCCGCACGTCGGTGATTTCCAGCAGAATGCGGCTGGCCCAGCGTGGCATGTGCTGCGAAGGAGTCCATTTCTCAGGCGTTGCCGGCTTATTGCAGACAGCTACGGGTACACGGTGGGTTTGCTCAGTCCATGAATTTCGCTCGCTGGCTTTGTATACCGGTGGGCGACGTCTGTAGCCCGGCTATGCACCCGAAAGGCCTCCCGCACCCAGATGCGAGCGCCTGGTATTCCGTATGGGCAGCATTCCCTGATCAGTTCAGGTACATCTTCCGGGTAGCAGCCGATAAACTTCTTCTCGATCTGAATGAATTTTGAAATTTGGTCTCTTCCGACCGTGCAGTCCTTTATAATCCTGCGCGTCTGCGTCTTTCGGCCATCCAACAATGCCCGCACCATCTCCCCGTTAAAAAATCATTCCGCGTTCTTTCATGCTGCCACCTTCTTGCTATTCAGTTGTTCAGCCACGCGCTGAGCCTTCAGCGGGTTCCGGATAACCTGGCCTCCGGGCGCCAGCCAGCCACGGCGCACGGACGAATAAACCAGCGTGATACTGCCTACGCGAATGCTGTCGTGTGGGTTAGTCATAAATCACCCCGGCTGTGGCGCAGATCCCGGCATAGCATCCCTGGCGAAGCCGGTTACCGCGGCCAATGCACTGATCGCGGCGTATAGCGATACGGGCCCGCTCAACCTCGCCAGTGGCCGCATCCATGCACTCAAGCCAGAGGCGAGCGGCCAGGCGGTACTGGCTTTTTTTTCTCGCGAGCAATAGCGCGCTGCTCGATCTCCATTGCCGCCGGCGTTACGGCGACAAGAGGGGCGCTTTGCGTTGCGAGACATAATCCGCGTGGTATTTTTCCATCCGATTCATCGTATCCAACCCTCTCGAAAAATGACCGCCAGCAGGAACAGCCAGGCGGATACGGCGGCCAGGTACAGAAACCATCCTGACCACCTTCCCCAGTACCTCGCCAGCGACGTCACGCCGCATTACCAACCGGGCGAAATACTCGTTGCTCAAGCGGAGGCTTTTTCCAGCAAACTCCGTTGTACCGTTCTGCTGACGTTCGTCCAGCCAGCGCTCGATCTCTTCGCTGTTCCGGCACAGCGCTTGTCTGTGATCCAGAAACGCTTAGGGAACTCCCCGTTTTTCTCCATGCGGTCGATAGTGCTCATCGATACAGGCACCACCTCCAGTAGTTGCTTTCTGTTAAATGCACCTTTCATCGTTACCTCTCTTTTTTTCAGTGCGGCGCCGGGCGCGCCGCGGTGGTGATTACATAGGGACTTCGTTCAGTTCGTCTTTGCGGATGCTGTATACATCGGTGGCAGCGTCCAGTAACTCCCGGTTACCAGCCAGACGGTGGGCCGCGTATTTGTAGGCCTTGTCCAGTTCTGCAACGTTACGAGCCGCCATAGCCGCAGAAGAGAAGCCAGAGAGAATGTCTTCTGGGGCGCGGTCGTCAGTCTTTTCGCCTTCTCTTCATGGTGCTGATCAGGGTGCGAATTGATCAGCTGATTCATCCCCGCAGCGGTGCTAGCCGGTGGCGTAATGTCGCGCTCAACACGCGGTGCTGCTTCCTGCAATTCGTCAGGGTGTAGACGCCAAGGAGAACATCAGGGGCGTGCAGGCGTGCCCAGCGCTTAACGCACAGGTAAGCCAGTTGCTGACGCGGATCCTGCTCCCAGAGGGGTGAGTTGCGCACTCCGGATTGCGCCATGCTGATGGTCAGGGTGCGAGGCTCAGATTCGCCTTTAAGGGTTGCCCACACTGTCACTGTCAGGCTCGGAGATTTGTCGGTTTTCCCGCTTACTTTTGACCAGTCGCCATCCCATTTGTAGTTCAGGCGAGTGGCCAGAAGGTTTGAGGAAGAGACAACCGCATTAACCAGTTGCGCTTCATAGCCCAGCGTGCCGTTAACCACATGGGTTTTCTGCGCCACCGCGAACGGGTTCATTCCCCACTGCGCCGCCTGCATAGTGACTGCCAGGCAATCAGCTGGCTTTCCAGCGAGGTGAGCCGGAACGGTGGCTTTGCTGTCAGCCATCAGGGTGGCAAATCGCACCAGGCGATCCATCCCTTCCGGGCTGAAGATTGCCGCGGCGGTGCCGACGGTAGCGCCAGGCTGAGAAGTGATTGCGATGTCGTTGCTCATACGTACATATCCTGTTTACGTGCCCACTCAGGGCGTTTAATAACTTCAAATCCACCCCAGTCGCCTGTTTCGCTGCACTGGTGATAGGTATTCAGATCCCGGCGGTATAGCGCATGCCCTGTGTCCACGTCCTGCGCATCCAGTTCGAACACCCGCACCGGGTAGCGTCCGCAGTCAATGGTTTCGCTCACTGCCGGAAGAAGAATCCATGTGGATCGCCGGTGGTTTGCTGCGCGCCTTCGCGGTACATCGCGTCCTGTACGTGGTACCGGAATTCCTCAATGTGGCGCGAGAAACGCTCCATATCGGCAACCTTCTTCACGTCCAGCAGGACAGGGTGATTCTTCAGGCGCTTGTCCGGGCGTATGCGGCACAGTTCGCCAGTCTCCGGATCTGTCCAGTAGTGAGAGGCTTCGCAGAATCCTTCCGCCTCAAGCAGCCATCGCGCTGCCGGGTGGGCCATTGCGCTATCACGCATCAGTTTCAGCTTCCGGCCCTGTTCGGCGTCCATTACCGTCATGCCCATGTTCTCGACGTCTTTCATGAAGGCTTCCTGATCTGCTTTCCCCGGTTGGTTCTCAGGTTGAACTGCGGCGCCACGATGAAGCGCTTATCGAACTCTTCCGGCTCCAGAAGAAGGCAGTGCAGGGCAGTACCCATATCCAGAGCTTTCAACTTTTCGGTATCGACCGGTGCTGATTTCTGCCACTGCAGAAGGGCCGGGCTCAGCGCCACCATATCCAGCTGTGACTTACTCACGCCGTCGCCGGCGTGGTAGTCCTCGTTGCTGATATCGAAGTAAATTCCGGGTGTCATGCCGCGTTCCTCGCCGTATCCAGCTGGTCAGCCAGATCCCACTTCGCGATGATGCTGGTCAGCGCGGACTGGTACGCCGCGAGAGCTTCTTCGAATTCCGGGCTCATCATCAGTTCTTCCAGAATCTCTGTGCGCACGCCTTTGCGCTCCAGTTCGTAGAAAGGTTTCTGCAGCTGGTGGTATTTGATCGCGTCGATCAGCTCCACCGGCGCTCATAGTGCATCTGGCTCAGCTGGTAGTCGCTGTCGATGCTGGTCATGATTTTTTTCAGGTTGTTAATCTGCTGAATGTTCACTTGCTCACCCCCATACCCATTTCCGTTTTTTTGCTGCCAGTTTGCTGACGAACGCCCAGCTGATTGCTTCCGGCAGCGTGCGAAACTTCCAGCTCATCAGCCCGCATGCCGTAACGCAGTACCAGCCGTTAATGATTTGCCATTGCATACACACCTCGCTATTACCATTTGGTAAATATCAGGGGTATGAGAAAACCACCCGGTGGTGGATTTCTGGTAATTCAACGCCCTTCTGTTACCGTTAAGGTAATAATCAGATCAATTTATGGTTGTGTCAATAGATTTGACGAGGAAAAATTTACCATTTTGGTAAGTGTATGAGGCGCGGGGAGTTATCCCATCAGGGAGTGACAGGTAGGTTAGAGGTTACTGGTTCTGGCTGACGATGAACTTGATGAAGGCGGCGATCTTGTTTTTCTCTTCCTGCGGCAGCCCGGCGTATTCATGGTGGTCATAGTCAATCAGACCAGCATTACCAGGCGGCAGGATCAGCTCATATGCATCGCGGCCGAACGCCCGGCGATAGCCGACAGTACGCCAATGCTGGTGGAGCCTTCGCAGTTCAGGATGCGATTTACGGTCGCCCGGCCGATGCCGGCCGCTTCCGAAACCTTTTTCTCTGAGTTCAGATCTGGATGCTGTCCCATCCATACACCCGGGTAAACGCTGCCTGCTTTTCCACACTCCATTCCTGCGGGTCGATAATCTCCGGCAGCGTCGGGGTATCTGACAGATGGTCGATATCCAGCCAGAACCGACCTTTCCCGGCGAACGACTCGATCTCGCGTGCCGCGTTAGCGCCGATATTTTTTGTCCCTTTGCTCCACCTGTTAACGAGATTCGCTGATTTTTTGAATCTTTCGGCAAACCGTAGTTGCGTGTTATCGAAATCCTTCCGGATTATCTCGTTGAGGTTGTCGCGTCGTATGTCGTAGATGCTTTTCATTTCTATTTTTTTTTAGCCTGAAATTGTTACCTAACTGATTAAATTTAATAGAATATTACCATAAAGGTAAACTTACCAAAAGGTAACAGTCATTGATTTTTACACCAGATTGGTAATAATCAGGCTGTCTAAAGTTAGTCCGGGACTAAAAAAAATATGAGCGATGTGCAAAAATTTGACTTCAAACGCTGCTGGCTCGACCTCTCGCCGGCTGAGCGAGAAGAGTTCGCAAGTGACGCCGGCACGACCAGCCACTACATTCAGGTTCACCTGACTGGCCGTAGAAGAATTCCACGTAAGCCTCTGTTAGAAAGACTGTTTAAAGCCTGCAAATCCCGTAAGTGGATCACCGCAAAATCCGACCTGGTCCTCTGGTTCCACGAACGTTAATCCTCAAAACTCACCCTCGCCGCCACCCCCCAGGCGGCTCCTGCCTCTCCTGTACACCAATTTGGTAATAATTATCCAAATACGGTTGATCTTTTTTTTGGCTTGCTGCAAAATTACCGTAACCACAACCAGAGTGAGACAGGAACTATGGAGATCATTACTCGCGTCGAAGCGGCAAAGGCAGGACTAAAGCGCTACTACACCGGTAAGCAATGTAAGCACGGCCATGACAGTGAGCGATGGGTATACAACGGGCATTGTGTCGAATGCACCCTCGAGACTAACCGCCGCCGCCATGCTGAGATAAAACGGCTAATGCATGAGGCCTCAAGAGGTAATGCCGTGGAGGTGATCTGATGGCCCGCATTCGCACCATTAAGCCCGAGTTCTGGACCGATGAAGACATGGCAGAGGTATCAGAACCAGCCTGCTTGCTGGCTATTGGTCTGCTCAATTACGCAGATGATGAAGGCTATTTCAATGCAAACCCGAAGCTTATCAAAGCTGCAGTTTTCCCTATCCGGGAACCATCCGTTCCTATTCCGGTACTAATACGGGAGCTTTCCAACTGTGGTTATTTATCCATGTTTTCCACCCCTGATGGCAAGCATTTTGGGGTCATAACGAATTTCCTTAAACATCAGGTAGTGAATAAGCCAAAAGAAAGCAAAATCAAAGGTTTACCCCTAGTACCGTATGAGTACGGTACTGATACTGTACAAGTACCATTAGGAATGGATCAGGATCAGGGATCAGGGAAATAAAAACCCCTCTCTGCGCGCGAAGTAATTCAAGTCCCTCCGGTTGTCGTTGATGGTATCGGAGAGCCAATTGGCAAATTCACCATGCATGAAAACTGGCAGCCGTCAGAGGACTTTGTCATGCGCGCAAGAACATGGGGCCATGCGCTACCAGCTGACGGTTACAAGAAATCAGACCTGATCGAATTCATCACCTACTGGATGGCAGAAGGCAATGTGATGCAACACGTGCAGTGGGAGCAGAAGTTTGCCCGGCTGCTGATGAACAGGAAAAAAAGAGCGGCAGGAAAGCGCGCTGAAAGCTCTGACGATGAAGTACCACACTGGAACAGCCCTGAAGGCTGGAAGGATTTCTTATGAGTAACGTATTCGCAGCAATTCAGAATCGTGATGCCGGCGCTCTGGCTCGCATGATGGGTCCGGACAATCACCAGGCTCAGCAAGACAATGTTGTGAACATCAGCGCAGAGAGACTTGTCGATGCCCTGTTTAAACAGCTCAAGCAACTGTTTCCGGCAGCAGAGCAGACCAACCTTAAGACCGCACAGCAGGAGACCGACGCTAAGCGCCAGTGGATCGCCGCTTTCGCCGAAGGTGGTATCCGTACCCGCGAGCAGGTATCAGCAGGAATGCGCCATGCCCGTGCCAGTGAATCACCGTTCTGGCCGTCACCAGTCAATTCATCAAGTGGTGCAAAGACAGCAAGATGGTGCTTGGCGTGAGCATCGAAGATGTGATGGGGAGTTTCACCGCTACGCCAAGGAGAAAAGCCTACAGCCCGGCGGACCAGAACAATTCCCGTGGCGCCACCCTGTCATGTACTGGATTGTGTGCGATACCGGGCGCGCGATGTACCAGCGTCAGTTAAGTGAGATTGAGGTTGAGAAACATGCTCGTAATCTTCTTGACGAATGGGCATCAAAGGTCGCGGCAGGTCATCAGATACCTGATCCGATTCTGAGCATCCAGTCGAAGCCAGAGCCTATAAGCACCCCTCCAGACCCCGGTGGCAATACCTACCATCCACCGGTCGAAGCTTCGGATGCATGCCTAACGCGGCGACACTCGGAGGTATAACCCCGGCACAGTGGCTGATGGAGGAATACCGGCGAGGGAAGGCAGCAGGACTCATCAAGTAATACCGGCGCGGAAGCGCGTTTTTTTACGCCTTAATGTTTACCAAAAGGGTAATAAAATATGCGCAAGACTATTGATATTGATCCGTTTATGGTTATAAATTACCAATAAGGTAAAAATCATGCGAAAGACACTACAGGCACTTGGCCAGCTTTAAGCTGGCCAGATGAACAAAACCGAAACGGCGTATGCGCAAGAACTTGAACTGCGTAGGCGCTACGGGAAATCGCCCGGTACCGGTTCGAAGGCATCAAGCTGCGTCTGGCTGACAACACGTTCTACACGCCTGACTTCGCCGTGATGCTGGCAAACGGCCAGATGGAATTGCATGAGGTGAAAGGGTTCTGGACTGACGATGCCGGGGTGAAAACCAAAGTCGCCGCCGACCAGTACCCATTTCGGATCATCGGAGTAACGAAGCTCCCGGAAAAAGCCGGCGGCGGGTGGAAGGTCGAAGAGATCTAAAACAACGATCTTCATTGATATCAATTGAATCAATAAGTTAAACGGGTAAGCGGGGGTAAGTATGGAATTAGATCCGGATTGCTACAGCAAATACACACTGCGCTGGTTTGCTGCGGCGATAAACGCAATTGGCCCGGTTGCATTTGGCGTAATTACTTATGGCATCTGCATGATGATCGAATGGTGGGCAGCATGAACATCGAAACAGTAAACGAGCTCATCGCCTCCCTGGAGAGCGCAGGCGAGCTGTCGATCAGAGAGCAGAAGTTCCTGAAGCTGGCGAGAGCGTTTAAGCAGCTGGCTGCGGAGAATGTGGAGATGAAGCAGATCATTGACTCCGTAACCAACCCGGATAACGAACCTCAGTACCACGACGAAGGCATGGGGTGCGGACTGGAAGACCGAGGTATTACTGACCGGTACGATGCCTGCCGCTATGGCTGGGATGAAGCTATGGAGCGGATATACGGCGAAGTGATCCCATGTGCCGATGAGCTGGATTTTTCCGCCACCGATCGCATTTTTGCAGAGACCGAGGCGCGCGGAGTTGAGAAGTTCGCGGCAAAACTTCGAATTCTGGTGATGACCAGTTTTTTGACGCTTTAGCAAAGGGGTTGCACTTGCTGCTGACGACTTCGCCAAGCAGCTGCGCGAGGGGAAGACAAATGATAACCGGGACTACTAATTATGACGATGTGGCAGAAGTCCGCTGCAATTTGTGCGGCGGTTATTACAAAGCCGACGATCCGGAAAGTCACGAATGTGAGGATGCAGCATGACTGATATCACCGAACTGGCGCAGAGCCTGAAAGCGGCAGCAGAACACTACCAATCTGTGCAGGGAATTGCCCGCTACTCGAAGACAGCTGATGCCAAAGAGAGATTTCTGGAACTCGCTAACCCTGCCAACATCCTCGCGCTGGTAGAGGCGCTGGAGAATGCGAATCGCTATATCGAAAGATTGCGGGAATGGAATGCTGGTCTGGCACAGGAGTCATGCGAGAGACAGCAGCTGATTTCTGAGCTTGAACCTATCCGCGCAGCAGCCGAAAAACTGGTCCGCTGTAAAGGTCGCTATCACAGCGAGCAGAACTATCGAGCGCTGGCGGCGCTGTTTGGCGTGAAAACCCCAGACCTGCCGCCGCTGGAGCATGAAAACGTCCATTATGCCGATGCTGCAGAGATGGAGATCGCAGCACTGCGCCAGCGCATCGCCGAGCTGGAGTCCCGCACCGTGAAGCTGCCAGACTTACGGCAGATTGTATCTGGGGACAGATATGTCTGGTCTGATGGTGTTTATAACTACAGCCGGGACGTAAAGGTAGCGCTGGCCGCCGCTGGCATCAAGGTGGAGGTTGAGTGATGTGGAGAGGAACCGATCGCACCAGAAGCCAGATGATACTGACCGAGTATCGCTACGACCCTAAAGCTAAAGACTCCAAATCCGTTTACCTGGTGCGGCATAACAGCCGCATTCATCAGACTGTTCTAGAGCAGCATTTGACGATAGAGCGCGATAGTTTCGGTCGTTTCATACCGACTATCGAACTGAAAGACTTTCCGGAAGGACTTAGCGACCGCGAGTCGATGCTCAAACTTGCCGACTGGCTGCACCGTTTAGGTGTGGCTATCGAGGATAACTGGAGTCAACCATGACCAAATCAACCATAACCAGAGAGCGCATTCAGCGAATTATCCGAGCCATTAATAGCGAAGCTTATGACGAGGAAGAAATCAGAGAGTGGTTAAGTTCTGATGAAATCATGGAGCTTTCCCGCATGGCGCTGGCCGCAATGGACGGCGAGCCGGTGGCGTGGACATGGCACTATCGCGAGCAATGGTATGTTACAAGCGATAAACGCCGCGCAGCATTTGTTGCAAAAGATGGTGATGTGGCTGTACTGCCGCTCTATCGCTACGCTCAGCCAGCGCCGGTGATGGTTGGCGAGATTGATTTCATTGACCATTTTGAGCGTATTATTGGTGAGCGTGATGACGATATCGACATTTGCCAGCTAGGAAGCGCAAACTACGACGCACTCATGTTAGCTGCTCTGGATGCATTCCGCTCCGCCATGCTCAACGGAGGTAAGTCATGAAATTCGAAGAATGGTTAGCACAACAGGATGGGGTTATTGAAGTAGACTGCGGCTGTGTTACCACAGAAGCTTTTTTATCACTGGATGCGCGTAGCTTATGAGGCTGGCAACTTCTCGGTAGTTCCAGACTGTGAACGACCCATCGTACCCTGTAAATGGATTCCGGTAAGCGAGCGGATGCCGGAAGTCGGCGTTAAGGTCTTGTGCTTCCCGGCAGAGGATGAGCCGATTCATGCGGTATTCAATGGTCAGTTATGGCTGCAGGATGTTTCATGGAGCGGAAGTGAAGAGCCAATTGATAACGTCATTCCTGTCACCGTAACCCACTGGATGCCGCTGCCGGCCGGGCCGCAGGAGGTGAGGTGATGCCGAGGGCTAGTACGGTAGGCGAAATCGTCAGGTCTGACATGGTGCAGTCTGGGTCGCTCAGAAAGCGATACTGGCAATCATCATCTCTTCCGTTTCGTGAAAAGCGTAAGCACAGGCCACAACCTTGCCATTTCAGAAGAGATAGGGTGCTTCAAAAAAATCATGCGCAGGGAGATGGAAGCCATGGTTAATCGCCTTAGTAAAATCGATGCTTCAAAGATTCTTGAGGAAGTTGGCGATGCCTAAATCCCCAGCAGAACGAAAAGCCGCGCAGCGCGCGGCAGTCCGCCGCCGGTGAGCGCAAAATTGAATTGGTGCTTGATGAACAGGAGCAGGAGATGCTGGCGCGTAACTGCTCCGCCCGGCGCCCTGGTCGCGATCCATACGAAATGGCCGAGTACATCGCGCTGCTGATCCGCCGGATGATGCCCGGGTGCGCGGCCGGATTAACGCCATCAGCAAACGTCGCTGCGGAAAGTGCGGGGATCAACTGCCGGTGGCATCATGCCCGTGCGCTGGTGATTCTCAATGCTGGGCCACTCTTGGCTGGCACGAAACTAAACTACCGCTGTGACATGTCACGTCATATTGACTAAATCCTCGCATGATTATACTGTTTAAATACACAGTATTTTAGGGGTGAAGATCATGGGTGGCAAAGACCGTAATTATACTGTCGTTTACCGCGGGGATTTTATCGACGCCGTACCTGATGGCCGATGGATGATGATACAGCGTGGCAAGGAGTGCGGCGGCGGGTACTGGTTTGGTCGAGCTTATGCCGACTGCTTCTGGCTTGAGTTTGAGCGGCCAATGCCCCTATCAAGCTGTGTTGAGTACGTCGTGCTATACGACCATGTTGCTGCCCGAGCTCATGAGTTTGAGGATGAATTTAAACTGGAATGACCGCGGCCGCCGACTATGGCGGCTTTGTTTTGCGTGTTACTATTACCTAAAAGGTAATTATTTTCGGGGTGTTTACCATGCCAAAGGATCCGAAGCGCAAATCAACTCAGTACAAACCGTTGACGGTGATGCAGGAAGCCTACGCCCAGGAGTATGTGAAATGCCCTGAAAATCAGACGCAGGCGGCCATCAATGCCGGGTTCTCCCAAAGTCTGCCCACGTCAAAGCTAGCACAATGATGCGTGATGAGCGTATCCAGAAACGAATTGCTGAGCTCATGGAGGAGCGCAACAAGCGCCTGCGCGTCAGCGCCGATTATGTGCTGCTGCGCCCGGTGGAAATTGACCAGATGGATGTGATCGACATCCTCGACGATGAAGGCGGACTGAAGCCGATTAGCCAGTGGCCTAAAGTCTGGCGAATCGTCGATCAGCGCAGTGGATATAAACCGCATCAGGATGGCGATGAAGGATGACGAGGAAGATATCGAGTCCACGCTGCAAAAAAAAATAAAATGGCCCGACAAGGTGAAAAACCTCGAGCTCATCGGTAAGCACGTCGACGTTAACGCGTTCAAAGAGCGCCCGGAAGTTTCCGGCACAGTCACGATTGCCGATCGCATGGCCGCCGCCCGGCGCCGCCTGAAAGAGCGTCAGGGTGGTGACCAGTGACAGACGCCGCTTTATCCCCGGAAGAACAGCTGATCGACGATATCGCCAGCTTCACCCATGACCCGCTGGGCTATGCGCTGTATGCGTTCCCGTGGGGCGAGGATGGCACCGAACTGGCGCACGCCTCCGGGCCGCGACAGTGGCAGGCTGACGCATTCCGCGAGATAGGGGAACACCTGCAGAATCCCGCGACACGTCACCAGCCGCTAATGATTTCCCGCGCATCCGGCCACGGCATCGGCAAATCTGCGTTCATCTCAATGCTGATTAACTGGGCCATGTCCACCTGTGAAGATTGCAAGGTGGTGGTGACCGCTAACACCGACAACCAACTGCGCACGAAGACTGGCCGGAAATCATCAAATGGTCGAACCTGGCAATCACCAAAGAATGGTTCACCTGCACCGCCACCGCGATGTACAGCAACGATCCGGGCCACGACAAACGCTGGCGCGCCGATGCTATTCCCTGGTCTGAGAACAACACCGAGGCGTTTGCTGGCCTGCACAACGAGCGCAAGCGCATCGTTGTGGTGTTCGACGAAGCCTCCAACATCGCTGATCTGGTCTGGGAGGTTGCTGAGGGCGCGCTGACGGACGAAGACACCGAAATCATCTGGGTGGCGTTCGGTAACCCTACGCGCAACACCGGGCGGTTCCGGGAGTGCTTCCGCAAATACAAGCACCGCTGGAAGTGCGCGCAAATCGACAGCCGCACCGTCGAAGGCACCAACAAGCAGCAGCTGCAGAAATGGGTGGACGACTACGGCGAGGACAGCGACTTTGTGAAGGTCCGCGTGCGCGGATCTTCCCTGATGCGTCGGAGCTGCAGTTCATCCCTACCGGGCTGACTGATGAGGCGATGAAGCGCGTGGTTACCGCTGCGCAGGTGGCGCATGCCCCGCGAATAATCGGCGTCGACCCGGCATATTCCGGCGTGGATGACGCAGTGATTTATCTCCGCCAGGGCTGCACAGCAAAGTGCTCTGGACCGGCAACAAAACCACAGACGATCTGATTATGGCGAAGCGTATCGCTGACTTTGAGGACCAGTACCGGGCTGACGCGGTGTTTATCGACTTCGGCTACGGAACCGGTCTGAAGTCCATCGGTGACGGCTGGGGCCGCACCTGGCAGCTTGTACCGTTCGGCGGCGCATCGGCAGATCCTCAGATGCTGAATAAGCGCGGTGAGATGTTCAACGCCTGTAAGACATGGCTCAAGCTCGGCGGTGCGCTGGATGACCGGGAGACAGCAGACGACCTGTCCGCGGCAGAGTACAAGGTGAGGGTGGACGGTAAGATCGTCATGGAGCCGAAGGAAGATATCAAAGAGCGTTTGGGCCGGTCGCCTGGCAAGGGCGATGCGCTGCTTCTGACATTCGCATACCCGGTGACGAAGCGTTCAGATTTCCCTGCTGCCGGCGGCAAGCAGCCCAACGTGATCAGCGAGTACGACCCGTGGGCGTAAAAAAAAAGCCCGCGCATCGGCGGGCTATTGTGACATGTCACGGCATTAAAAGCCGTCGAATTCGTCATTCACTGTTGGCTCAACTTTTCTTTCAAGGCGTAACCCATCAGCGGCCACAGCTCGTCCTCTGCGTTCGTCAGAGCAATCTGTTTTCCGATCGCCTCATCGTCGTTTTCAGATGAGACTGCACATGATGGCTTTCCGGTTACCGCGAAGCCATTCTTTGTCGTAATGATCGCCCAGCGAAGAACCTGTCCGGTAACAGAAACGTGCTTAACGATTTCAGTGTGAGCAATGTTTGCGATCATGTCGTCTCGCGTAACGCGCGGCGCGGTTAAGCCTTTAGCCTGAATTTCAGATTCAATGTCTTTGTCACTCATAGTCTAATCTCACCTTAAAAAAATGCCCGGACGAACCGGGCGAAACAGGGATGATGGAAAGTGCCGTCCTTGGCTGGGTGTCACAGGGTTTACAGCATGAAGTCATCGTGATGGCGTCCTGCTGTAAAAAAAGGGCGGTGGTCAGAAAGGGAATAACTGCCACCGCCAAACTTGCACTGGAACTACGGGTATAACGGTCCTGAGGCGTGATTCTGGTGCAGCATGCAGGATTCGAACCTGCGACCAACCGCTTAGAAGGCGGTTGCTCTATCCAACTGAGCTAATGCCACAACGGAAAGAGCATTGCGGCCGTCGTTCACCGTTTTCGGGCAGTCTATGACCTACACCCTAACGCTCTTACCTGTTGTGCCCTCGTCTCTTCCGAGGTGTCACACCGTACCGCCACGATGGTGAGTCGCTGTCGTGCATGCAGGGCATGGCTTGCACATTCCGGCTACCCGCTGGGCCATGTACCAAGGAGCCCCGGACCGCTATCGACGCATGTGCCATACGCCGGATGCTTTCACACCTGGAAGCGCACTCCGCCATCTGAGTAACGACAAAGCCACCAATGGAAGGGAATGGGGTGCGCTTTCATGTTGTGTTTACCAAAAGGTAATAATTTATCGTCAAAAGGTCAATACACTACGACAAATAAATCATATGTGGTTAAATTGGTAATAATTTAAACGCGTATGGAGTATCGATATGTGCATTGGCAGCAAGCCTTCAGTACCTGCAGCACCAGAAGTTCAGGCGGCTCCGCAGGAACAGGATCAGGCTGTAGTCGATTCCCGCGATGAAGAAACCAGGCGCCGTCGTGCGGCCGCCGGGCGTAGTTCTACGCTGCTGACCGGGGCGCAGGGTGATACCTCCGCCGCAAATACCAGCGGCAAAACGCTGCTCGGTCAGTAACTGGAGCGCGGCAGATGGCAGCGGAAACCCTGAAAGAGCAACTGCAAAACAGCAGGCACAGCTCACTAATGATCGCTCATCGTTCGATCCGCACTGGCGCGAACTGAGCGACTTCATCAATCCGCGTGGCTCCCGCTTCCCGGTCACCGATGTAAACCGGGATGACCGCCGCAATACGAAAATTGTTGACCCCACTGCCACCCTGGCAGCACGCACGCTATCGAGCGGCATGATGTCGGGGATCACTTCTCCTGCTCGCCCGTGGTTCAAGCTGGCAACGCCTGACCCTGACATGATGGACTACGGCCCAGTGAAGCTGTGGCTTGAAGTCGTTCAGCGCCGCATGAACGAAGTGTTCAACAAATCCAATATCTACCAGTCACTGCCTCTGCTTTACGCCAGCCCGGGAATTACAGCACCGGCGCTATGGCTGTTCTGGAAGATGACAGCGACGTTATCCGCACGATGATGTTTCCGATCGGCAGTTACTACATGGCGAACTCTGCGCGCGGCAGCGTTGACACCTGTTTCCGCAAATTCTCCATGACGGTGCGCCAGCTGGTAATGGAGTTTGGCCTCAATAACGTCAGCGATTCAGTGAAGGGCATGTGGGATTCCGGCAACTACGAAAGCTGGATCGAAGTTATTCATGCCGTTTATCCGAACATCGACCGCGATACTGCCAAGCTCAACAGCAAAAATAAGCCGGTCAAATCGGTTTATTACGAGGTTGGAGGCGACAGCGATAAGTTGCTGCGTGAGTCTGGTTTCGATGAATTCCCGATTATGGCTCCGCGCTGGGAAGTGAACGGCGAGGACGTATACGGCTCATCCTGCCCGGGCATGATTGCCCTCGGCCAGTTAAAGCTCTGCAACTGGAGCAAAAGCGCAAAAGCCAACTGATCGACAAGGCCACCAACCCGCCGATGGTTGGCCCGTCATCACTCCGCAACCAGCGTGTTTCCCTTTTGCCCGCGATATCACCTATATCGATCAGGTCACCGGCCAGGACGGATTTAAGCCCGCCTATCTGGTTAACCCGAATACCGCCGACCTGCTCGCCGATATCCGGGATACCCGGCAGATCATCAACAGTGCCTATTTCGTCGACCTCTTCATGATGTTGCAGAACATCAATACCCGCTCGATGCCGGTTGAAGCGGTGATCGAGATGAAAGAAGAGAAGCTGTTGATGCTTGGGCCTGTTCTTGAGCGTCTGAACGACGAATGCCTGAACCCGCTTATCGATCGCACCTTCTCCATCATGGCGAGAAAAAAACCTTCTCCCGCCGCCGCCGGACGTCCTGCAGGGTATGCCGCTGCGCATCGAGTACATCTCTGTGATGGCGCAGGCGCAGAAATCTATTGGGCTATCCAGCCTGTCATCCACCGTTGGCTTCATTGGGCAGCTGGCACAGGCCAAACCGGAAGCGCTGGACAAACTCAACGTGGATCAGGCCATCGATGCATTCGCGGAGATGTCCGGTGTTCTCGCCGACAGTCATCGTTCCACAGGAACAGGTTGAGCAGGTTCGCGAGCAGCGCGCTCAGCAGCAGCAACAGCAGCAAATGGTGGCTATGGGCATGGCTGCCGCTCAGGGTGCCAAGACTCTCAGTGAAGCGCAGACGGCGGATCCCAGCGTACTGACAGCGCTTTCTAACGCAGCAGGTGCTCCTGCAGGTGGCCAGCAATGACAGATTTTAATGATGACCAGTTGGCTGCTGAATCGGCACGCGAGAAGGAACTCCTTCAACAGCGTGACATTGAAGATATCCGTTTCGTCATGGGTAGCGAGCAGGGCCGCCGGGTGATCTGGGGGGTACTGGAGCAGGGCAAGGTGTTTTCTGCCTGCTTTGCCGGTGATCCGCAAGTGACTGCTTTCAACGAGGGGCAGCGCAACCTGGCGCTGGCATTGTTCCAGCGCGTCATGGCGCACTGCCCTGAACAGTATCTGAAGATGGCCGCAGAGGCCAGTGAACAGGAGTAACCATGAATTTATTTGAACGTTTGCTGCATCGCCGTCTTTGCAATGAGCAACCTGCTGATGGTGGCACTGCACCGGCACCGTCTGAGCCACCCGCACCTGCTGCTGACCCGGCAAAACCAGAAGGCGATAAGCCACAGCATGGCGCTGAAGGTGACAAGCCTCATGACGATAAGCCCGCTGATGGTGATAAGCCAGCAGACAAGCCTGATGACAAAGAGCAGAAGCAGGAAGGCGCGCCGGAGAAATACGAATTCCAGGCAGGTGAAGGCGTCGAGCTGGACGCTGAAGCGCTGAAGGACTTCGAGCCGGTTGCCCGTGAACTGAACCTGACCAATGAGCAGGCGCAGAAGTTGGTGGATGCATACCCGAAAATTCTGGCCGGTGTGCAGCAGCGCCAGGCAGATGCATGGCAGGCACAAACTGAAGAATGGGCCGCAACCGTCAAGGCCGATAAAGAGATCGGCGGCGATAAATTGACGGCCAACCTCGGTGTTGCTCAGCGCGCTCTGGATACCTTCGGTACGCCGGAGTTGAAGGAATATCTGAACGGCACAGGGCTGGGTAATCACCCGGAGCTGGTGAAGGCGTTCGTCAAAGTAGGAAAAGCCATGTCAGAAGATGGCGTGGTGACAGGAAAAGAAAGCGGTCAGCGTAGTGCGGCCGAAGTGCTTTATGGCAAATAAGAGAGGATATAACCATGGCTGTTAAAGGCATTACTGCGCTGACGCTGGCAGACTGGGGTAAGCGCATCGACCCGAACGGGAAAGTCGATAAAATTATCGAACTCCTTTCCCAAACCAACCCGATCCTGCAGGACATGCTGATCGTTGAAGGTAACCTTCCGACCGGTCATCGTACGACCATTCGCTCTGGCCTGCCGTCGGCGACCTGGCGTCTGCTCAACTACGGCGTTCAGCCGAGCAAATCGACCACTGTGCAGGTTACCGATGGCATTGGCATGCTGGAAACCTATGCGGAGATTGATAAATCTCTGGCAGATCTGAACGGAAATACCGCTGAATTCCGACTGTCAGAAGATCGCGCATTTATTGAAGCGATGAATCAGCAGATGGCTCAAACGCTTTTTTTATGGCGACACCAGCGTTAACCCGCAGCAGTTCATGGGCCTGTCCTCTCGTTACTCCGACCTGACGGCTACCAACGCGCAAAACATTATCGACGCCGGCGGTACTGGCACCGATAACACTTCAATCTGGCTCATTGTATGGGGCGAAAACACCGTTCACGGTATCTTCCCGAAAGGCCAGAAAGCAGGTCTGCAGATGGAAGATAAAGGCCAGCAGACTCTGAAAGATGCCAACGGCGGCCAGTATGAAGGCTACCGCACCCACTATAAGTGGGATAACGGCCTGTGCCTGCGCGACTGGCGCTACGTTGTACGCATCGCGAACATCGATATCAGTGACCTGTCCGATCCTGCTGCGGCGGCGAACATCGCCAAACTCATGGTGAAAGCGCTGCATCGCATCCCTAACCGTGGCATGGGGCGCCCGGTGTTCTACATGAACCGCACCGTTGCCCGGGCTCTTGATCTGCAATCTCTGGAGAAATCCTCTCTGGCAATCAGCGTAAAAGAGACTGAAGGCGAATGGTGGACCAGCTTCCGTGGCGTTCCGATTCGCGAAACCGATGCGCTTCTGGAAACTGAAGCTCGCGTGGTTTAACCCCTGACTATAACCAGCGGCCCGGTAACGGGCTGCTAAATGGAGAAATGAAGATGATCCTCGACAAACTGTTGATGTTCTCCGAAGCGCAGGCGGTTACGGATACTGCTGCTTCTACTGATGTGATTGACTGGCGCCTGTCGACGGCACCCGCCGTGATATCGGCGTTGGTTATCCGCTGGAGTTCTGGGCTCTCGTTAACACCACGGCCACCGCTGCTGGCGCCGCCACCGTCAACGTGCAGTTGCAGACCAGCCCGGACAACAGCACCTGGACGACCATTTATGACAGCGGAGCCCTGGCTCTGGCAGCGCTTAAAGCTGGTAAGCGCGTTGTGTCGGCGAAGGTACCTGCGGGCGTTCAGCGCTATCTGCGTGTGAACTACTCCGTAGCCACCGGCCCGCTGACTGCTGGCGCGTTCACCTCCGGTATCAACCGGACGTTGATGCGAATACCCCGTACCCGACCCGCTCTAAAGTGACCGGCTAAGGAGGTATCGATGTCAGCTGAAAAAGCAAAATACCGCGTGCTGCGTCTGTCCCATATCCATAACAACCTCTGGCCTGAGGGTTCAGAGATTGAGTATGACGGGGTGCCTGGTTCCGCGCTGGAGCCGCTGAACGAAGCGGCAAAGGAAGCAAAGGCGAAGGCAACGCATAAGGTTGTGGCTCCCGCCGTCGTTAAACCTGAGCCGCTGAACGAAGGCGGTGGTGGCGATGACGAGCTGGATAAGCTCCGCGAAGAGTACGAGCTGCTCTTTAACGAGAAGCCTCATCACAACACCAAAGCCGAAACGCTGCGCGAGAAGATCGCCGAAAAGCGAAAAGATTTAGGCGTCTGAGCCTCAGAATAAACCAGGGGCTTCGGCCCCTTTCTTGTAGGAGCGTTCTATGGAAATGGTCAATCTCAAAACCGGCACCGACAGCTACCGGGATGAAAGCGGCGAGACCAAAACCCGTGACGAATATCCGTGGGGCTGTGCATCACGCTGAACAATGACACCCTGAATAAGCTGAAAGCGCAGCCGCAGAATGTAGGCACTGAGGTGATGATCACCGCAAAAGCAGTGATTAAGGGTGTCTCGGCGCGTGAAGGCGACGATGGCACTTTCCGCAGCGCGGATCTGCAAATCACCGATATGGCGCTGTCGCCTGTTTCAGGTGAGGCGCCGAAGACGGCGGCGCAGACGCTTTACGGTGAAGGGGGCGAGTAATGGCCTCTGTCATTGAGATCTGCAACCGGGCGCTGAGCAACATCGGTAATAACCGGAGCATCAACAGTCTGGAAGAAGCCAGCAAAGAAGCCGGGCAATGTTCCCTGTATTACGAGTCGATTCGTGATGCTGTCCTAGCCGATTTTGAATGGAATTTTGCGACCAAGAATATCGCGCTGGCTGACACCAACAACCCGCCGCAGGACTGGGCATTCGCATACACCTATCCGACTGACTGCCTGAAGATTATTGAAATTCCGGTTCCCGGTGTTCGGTATCCAACGGCTGCTATGCGCGTGCAGTACGTGGTCGGCGCAGACAGCGCCGGCACGGGGCGCCTGATTTACACCGATCTGCCGCAGGCCTGGCTGCGGTATGTGGCCCGCATTACCGACGTGAACATGTTCGATCCCATCTTCCGGAAGCTCTATCCTGGCGCCTGGCCGCGGCTATTAACATGGTTCTCACGGGTAATGCCGACCTCGGCAATAACGCCCTGAGCATGTATAGCCGGATCATCCTCAGCGCTGGCTCTCACAGCATGAACGAATCGCAGGAACCGCAAATGCCTGACGATCCGTTTACCGTAGCGAGGATGTGCTGATGGCTGTTAGCTGGATACAACCGAGCTTCTCAGGTGGCGAAATTGCCCCATCGCTCTATGGCCGCATCGATATGGCGAAGTACCGGTGGCGCTGCGCAAGTGCGATAACTTTATTGTGCGGCAGTATGGCGGGGTAGAGAACCGCCCGGGAACGCAATTCATCGCCGCGGCGAAATACCCGGATCGCAAATGTCGCCTGATACCTTTCCAGTTTTCGACGGTTCAGACCTATGCGCTGGAGTTTGGCCACAATTACATGCGCGTCATCAAAGACGGCGGCCTGGTGCTGACAACCGGCGATGTGATTTACGAGCTGGCGACGCCTTATACAGAAAATGATGTTTTCGGCCTGAAATTCACCCAAAGCGCCGACGTGATGACGATCGTGCACCCGTCCTATCCGCCTAAAGAATTGCGCCGTTACGCGCATGACAACTGGCAGATCGTCGATGTGCAGACAACTAACGGCCCGTTTGAGGATATCAACGTCGACGAGTCCAAAACTGTCTGGGCCAGCGCCACAACCGGGACAATCACGCTTACCGCGAGCTCTGCAATATTCGGCGCCGAGCAGGTCGGAAAACTGTTCTACCTCGAGCAGCCAGCCGTTGACTCTGTGCCTGTATGGGAAACCAGCAAGAGCACCTCGATCGAGGATATCCGGCGCGCCGACAGCAACTACTATCGCGCCAATACCGAAGGAAAAACCGGGACGTTGCGCCCATCACACACCGAAGGTATGGCGTGGGATGGCTGGGGCGGGACCGGCGATGATGATACAGGCGTGCAGTGGGAATACCTGCATAGTGGCTTTGGCATTGTGCGGATCACTGCCGTCTCCGGTGACGGGCTGACTGCAACCGCTGATGTGGTTTCTCGTATCCCTGAGAACGTTGTCGGTGCTGACAAGGCCAGCTACAAGTGGGCGCGCTATGCGTGGAACAGCGTTAATGGCTATCCGGCGACAGTAGTCTACTACCAGCAGAGGCTGTACTTCGCTGCATCCCCTGCGTATCCGCAAACCATCTGGGCCAGCCGTACCGGTGACTATAAAGACTTCGGCAAGAGCAACCCGACGCAGGACGATGACAGGATCGTTTATACCTACGCTGGCCGGCAGGTTAACGAAATTCGTCACCTTATCGATGTCGGATCGCTGGTTGTTCTGACCTCTGGCGGTGAATTTGTTGTGACCGGCGACCAGAATAAAGTGCTTACGCCTTCTGCATTCTCCCTGAGTTCTCAGGGCTCAAACGGCTGCAGCGATGTCCCTCCTATCGCAGTTTCGAATATCGCGCTCTTTATCCGGAGAAGGGCAGCATTGTGCGGGATCTGGCCTACTCGTTTGATGTGGACGGTTTTCAGGGAAATGACCTGACAATCCTCGCTAATCACCTTTTCCAGAAGCGCAGCATTGTCGACTGGGCATTTTGTATTGTCCCGTTCTCCAGCGCGTTCTGCGTTCGTGACGATGGAAAATTGCTGGTGCTTACCTATCTGCGTGATCAACAGGTATTCGCCCGGTCTCCGCAATCCAGTGCCGGGAAATATGAGAGCACTTGCGGTATCAGTGAAGGCAGCGAAGACGCGATCTATTTCGTGGTTAACCGCACCATTAACGGCCAGACAAAACGCTATATCGAGAGGCTGGCAAGCCGCCAGTTCACCGATGACCTTGACGCTTTCTTTGTCGACAGCGGACTGACCTATGACGGACGCAACACCGGCAGCCGGGCGGCGACTATCAGCGGTGGAAGCGGGGACTGGAGTTATCAGGTGCCGTATACCCTGACGATGAGCGGGGCCAGCTATTTTACCGCGGGAGATGTCGGCGCACAGATCCAGTTCCCCTACACAGGAACCGATCCTGAAGATGGTAGCGCCGTCGCCATGCAACTGCGCTGCGACATAATTTCGGTTGAAAGCGGCAACTCGGTAACCGTGACGGCAAACCGGAATATTCCTCCTGGCCTGCGCAATACCTCCACCACTAACTGGTATATGGCCCGCCAGACATTCGCCGGACTCGAACACCTTGAGGGGCAGACCGTCAATATCCTGTCTGACGCCAGCGTAGAGCCGCAGAAAGTCGTCACCGGAGGCGCCGTTACGCTGGAGAAGCCCGGCGCCGTGGTCCACATTGGCCTGCCGATTAACGCCCAGTTTGAAACCCTGGACATCAATATTAACGGTCAGGAGACGCTGCTCGATAAGAAACAGTTGATCAATACCGTGACGCTGGTGGTCAACGCCAGCCGCGGCATCTGGGCATCAACTCCAGGCGGCCAGTGGTACGAATACCCTCAGCGCGAGTTTGAGTTTTACGACGATCCGGTTGATGACGCCACTGGCAAAGTAGAGGTCAAGCTCGACAGCAACTGGGATAAAAATGGGCGGGTAAAAATCCGTCAGACTGATCCGCTTCCGCTTTCTGTGCTGGCGGTGATCCCCGTATTACCGTGGGAGGCTTTTAATGATTAACGCTCAGATAGTCCCGGCCACCGCCGCGCACATCGCTGAAATCATCCCCAGAGTGCGCCCGGCCGACATCGAAGAGTTTGCCGCCACGAATGGCTGGAGTGCTGCCCGTGTTCTGGAATGTGGCCTTCGTACCTCAACCTTCTGTTGTGTCGGCTTGATAAACGGCCGCGTTGTCACCGTCTTTGGCGTGGCGCCCGCTTCAATGATTGGTGGCAGCGGGATCCCCTGGCTTGTCGGCACGGATGATCTGGAGCGCTATCAGCGAACATTTCTGCGCCGCTGCCGGAAGGTGGTTGCTGCAATGCTGTCCGTCTATCCGTATCTCGAAAATTATGTCGATGCCCGTAACCACGTCGCAAAAGCGTGGCTGCACTGGCTCGGTTTTACTCTGGAAGACCCGGCGCCGTATGGCGTTCTTGGCCTGCCGTTTCACCGCTTTTACATGGAGAAATACTGATGTGTGGACCAGTTGCTGTAGGGGTTGCCATGGTTGCTATGTCTGCTATGCAGGCATACAACCAGCACCAACAAGGTAAATATGCCCGGGCGGTTGCTAACCAGAATGCTGATATTGCCGAAACTCAGGCGCAGGATGCCGTTAACCGCGGCAATATTCAGGCTGAAGAGGTGCGCCGCAGAAACAGGCAGACTTCCGGAACACAGGCCGCGACTATGGGAGCCACCGGAGCCGATCTTTCCTCTGGCACATCACTGGATATTTTCGGTGATACGGCGCAGTTCGGGACGCTTGACGCGCTTACAACCGTGAATAATGCGCAGCGAGAGGCGTATGGGTACCGGTTCAGGGTATGAATGCGATCGCAGAAGGGAATGCAGCAAAAGTCAGTCCAACGCTGCTGTAACCCAAACGTTACTCACTGCACCGCTGAAAGCCTATGGCGCTTATCAGTCATTCGGCGGAACCTGGAACCCGTTCACGCAGAGCAAGGCCGCACCAATTTCTGCTGCCGTCGGCACACCTACCGGTCGATAAGGAGAAAACTATGCCAGTTGTACCAACAGTCGCCGGGCGTCAGGTTGAAAGCCGCGGCGTGCAGACCGGAGGTTTTCAGGCCGTCGCTCAGCCAAATATCAGCGATGCGCTGGGCGCCGCTGGCACCCAGGCGCTTGACGTATTCGGTCAGGCTAAACAGCGCGCTGATGTCGCTATGGCTCAGGATGCATCGCTGCAACTGACACAGACCGCAAGCGATCTGATGACCAACCCGCAGAATGGCCTGCTTAACCTGCAGGGTAAAATGCCCTCGGCAAGGGGCAGGAATACACCCAGCTCTTTGACGCAAAGGCTCAGGAGCTGGCGATGCAGTTGCCGGAGTCGGCGCGCCAGGGATTCCTGCAGCAGGCTCAGCAGCAGCGCATTCAGTTTACGTCTCAGGCTGGCCGGCATGAGATAGGGCAGCTCAATGCGTATGAAGAGGGGCAGTTCCAGGCAACGCTGACCACCGGCGCCAAAACCGCTTCGGCGATGTACGGCGATAACGCCAACTATGTGCTGGCTAATCAGCAGGCGTTTCAGCAAATAGAAAGCTTCGGCGCCGCACATGGCTGGAGCCCTGAGCAGATACAAGCCAAAAGGTGGAATTCAAAGAGAAGGTAGCTGATGGCGCGCTTTCTCAGTGGTCAGCAAATAACGCGATCGGCTTCATTCAGAGCAACGGTGAGCTGAGCGATACGGCCGCCGGTTCAAGGCGGGCTACTGTTAACCCTTATGGTGGTGAGCCATCATCTACGAAAGGAATGGTTACCCAGGGGAACATTAACTTATTCAACCGACCATCTGTAAAAAACGAAGATGGTACTATCAGCACGGTAAGAACTATTTCCATAGGCACAGATGCTGGTGAAGTCCTGATACCAACGGTCAGTGATGACGGTAAATTACTTTCAGATGATGAAGCAATCGCGCTATATGAAAAAACAGGAAAGCACCTTGGAATATTTGATAATCCTGATGATGCGACTGCATATGCTGAAAAGTTGCATGAGCAGCAAGATCAGTATTATGTGAAAGGTGATAGCGGCGATACCGGGGTATCCGCAACAACAACCCGGGGAACCTCGAAGCCAGCTCATCAAACCCATGGGTAGGGCAGACTGGTAGTGATGGCCGGTTTGCAAAATTCGAGACTCCAGAGCATGGGATCCGCGCGCTGGGCCGCAACCTCATATCTTACCAGCGGCAGGGGATTGATACCGTTGGCGAGATCATTAACCGCTGGGCGCCGCCGTCTGACAATAACGACACGGCCGCATACATCAAAGCGGTTTGTGCGCAGCTCGGTGTCACTGCTAACCAGCCGCTTGATGCTTCCAATCCTGACACGCTGCAGGCGCTCTGTGCCGCCATCATTACGCATGAAAACGGCAGTCAGCCATACAGCCAGGATCAGTTGTCCACCGGCGTCAGTGCCGCGCTGGGCCTCTCTCAGTTGCCAACCAGCAATAAACGCTACACCGGAAATGCAGCATTCGACGCCGCAACGCCGGAAGCACAGGCCACTTTTCTGCGCCAGGCTGACCAGATACGCCGGCAGCAGCAGGCCGAATACAGAACGGCTATCGATAGCCGGTTCGCGACGCCACCGCGGCTTACATGCGAGGTGTTGAGTTCCCAAACCCGCCGGGGAAGCTGATTTTATGGCTGCCTACGGCGTGCGGGAGGGAAACCAGCGTTACACCGAATTCAGGAATACGCAGATTGCCGGGCAGTACATTGGCTCATTCCGCAACATGCCGACCAGCAGCATCACGGCATACGTCAATCAGCTGAAGCCTACGCCGGAGCATACCGGGAGGGCTATGCATCGCGAGCCGCTCTTTATGACAATGTTGTCACCGCTGCTAGCCAGTGATTAAACAGCGTCAGGCCGATCCTATTCAGTTTTCTCTGTCTTCTGGCCAGAGTAAGCCTATAGACATGACCAACCAAAATAACTTTGGCCAGAGCATTGCGCTGCGTGCATCTCAGGCAGCCGAACTGTCAAAATCATACGGCACGCCATTAACTTTTTTTTTCTAAAGAAGAGGCCAGCCAGATCGGGACTTTCTTCCGCGACGCCCCAGTTTCGCAACAATCTGCGTATCTCGACACGATCCACAAAAGCACCGGCGGCGGTAAGCTGTACATGGCAGCACTTCAGCAAATCAGCGCGAATGCGCCGTCTGCTGCTGTTGCCGGAATTCTTATGGACAAGCCTGGCGGCGTGGTTGCTGAGAAAAACTGGTTCAATCCTGACGTGTCTGTGTCGCCCTCTACCGCATCGCAAACCATTCTGGCTGGTGCCGCAGCACGCAAAGGATCGAAAGAAGCCAAAGGCATTACCATGCCGAAAGAAAACGATATGCGGCTCGAGTTCAGCAATACCGTTAAAGATGCATTTGCCGGTGACGCACAGGGCGCATCTATGGCGTATGACGTTGCTAAAGACTACTACGCCGGAGTAATGGCGCAGAAGGGCGATCTCTCTGGCGAGCTGGATTCTGACGTCTGGAAGCAGGCGATAAACGTCGCTACTGGCGGCGTGCATGACTATAACGGCATGGGTAATGTCCTGCTGCCGTGGGGCATGTCTTCTGAGCAGTTCGATAAAGAGGTTAATCAGGCATGGGAAACGCAGGTTACCGGTGCTGGCGTTAAGGCTCCGCCGGGCAGTACGGCCTGCAAAGCTACGGCGACAGCCAGTATCTCGTGAAACTTGGTACCGGATACCTTCTGAAACAGGACGGAACACCGGTAGTTATCGATCTCACGCAGCAGCGTCAGCGCTTCTCTGGAGATATCCCTCAATGAGTTACTTCGGACTTAACCCGGTAAACCAGAATCAGCAGCTGGACCAGGCCGCATCAAACCCAGTAGGCAGCCCTAAAAACGATGTTGGGTTTTTCGATGGATCAGTCAGCGGTGCCGCATCAGGTCTTTATTCCGGCCTTGTTGCAAAGCCTGACCAGCTTTTGTGGGCTGGTGTTGATGCCGTTGTATCACCCATCGCTCAGTTTGTTAATGACAATACATCGTTTCGTGACACGTCACCTGAATACATCGCCCGACAGAGAGAGCTTGCTGCATCACAGGTTAAACGCCTGACGCCGGATGCCGCCACTACCGGCACCGCCGGACAGGTGCTGTATGGTCTTTTCGATATGGGATCGCAGGCAGTAGTAAGTACGCTGGCAGCCGGTCCTGCTGGCGCCGCTGCTGCTGTGACCAGCTTGCAGGGGTTCTCCGAGTTTGAGCGACTGCGCGGCGAAGGCGTAGATTACAGCACCGCCCAGGAAGTGGCGCTGGTACACGGCCTTACAGCTGGTGCCGGTACAGTCATACCGATGAGCATCGGCCTGCGTGCTGGTGGCGCACTGGCTGAAGGTGTCGGCGCTCAGTTATCACGATCGGCGCTTGGGAATGCTGCTGGTACCGTTGTGCGAGCTGCGCCTGATATCGCTTATGCGGCAGGCACGAACGTCGCCTTTGGTATGGCTATGCGCGGCAGCACAGCATCCATCCTGCGAGATAATGGCTATGAGGATATGGCCTCTCAGTATGACGTGTTCGATAAGCAGGCGATGGCGATCGATGCCGTTCTCGGCCCGGCATTCGGCGGTGTTGGCCGGTTCGTAAACTCGCGTGGTGAAAATGTTCGCCCACCTGATTTTATGCCTGCCGACGTCGATGCAGCGCTGGCAGCCAATGCTGCTCATCATGCTGAGTTTGATATCGCTCCAGGCATCCCGGTTAATGTGCTGTCACGCGATGCGCATGCTCAGGCACTACGGCAGGCAATGCAGGATGTCAGCGCAGGCCGATCGGTTGATGTGGCGAGCATTGTTGAGCCGGCGGCATTCACCAGCATACCGGCACGGCGCAGCATTATATCGCAGGCACTGGATGAGATGCTTTCTCAGGCAGATGAGGGTGCAACATCCAGAGCTATTGAAATGCGGACGCTTGAGGATCAGGCTGCGCAAATTCTTCCGCGTGGCGACCGCAAGGTTTATCAGTCTGAAATAGCCAACAGCGAACGCATTATCACCAACCTCACTGAGCAGCGTAATCAGATACTGGCAGAGCAGCCGGCTGGCAGCGGCAAAACGCTGTCCCGTGCTCGCGCAGACAAGCAGGCAAGACTGAGGGATGTAGACCAGCGGATCAGCGAAGCACAGGGGAGGCTGGAATTCTCTCGTAACGCACTGGCTCCGCATGAGCCTGGTGGCGAATTCTTCGAGGCAAGGGCAGAGATCGCCCGCAGGAAGCAAGCAGAGGCAGAGCTTGATGCTCAGGCTCTTTCATTTTCCGCACGGCAGAAGTGCGCTCCGCCGATGAAGTCGCACCGCTGGAGCCTAACGCGGCTCTCCGGGACATAGAAACCACGCCATCGCCAAGAATGGCAGAGAATCAGCAGGACATTGATGTGATGGCTGCTGAAGAGTCACTGGCATTATCGCCAGATATGATGATCACCGTTCTTGATGATGACGGCAATCCACAGTCCAGAAGGGCGCGTGAGGTGCTTGATGATGCTGCACGTGAAAATGAGCAGGCAGTGCGGGACTCCAGACTTTTGATGTCGCTGTTGCGTGTTTCTTAAGAGGATAAATTATGCGTCAGGAATGTATTAACGCCGTGCAGCAGGCCGCAAGCCGCCGACTCACGCAGCAGGAAATCAAGAATATTGAAGACCGTATTTACCGGAACATGCGGCAACTGGCCCGCAATGATCCGGCTTCGTGGCGGGCGATGACTGACGCCGAACGGCTGCGCCGAGCCGGGCAGTTAGCAGCGAACGAACTCACTAACGAAGCTGCGCTGAAGAAGCGCCGCGTGGCACTCACCATCGCAGCCAGGCAGCGGCTCGACGCCTTCATAAAGACCTACCGGGGAAAGACGGCAAGCTTGAGGCGCTTAACCGGACCATCGCCTTTCACGCTGACGGGAAATCAAATTTCCTGTCGGTAGAATCACGCGGCAAAGCCACACGCGACTATGCACTAAGCCAGATTCAGGAAGCATTTGAAGCGGTAGACCCGAGATTCTTCCACCTGTTTGAGGACGAGGCCAGCGTGCGCGATCTGGTTTACGAGATGCGCGGGCAGGACACTGGCAACGTCAGGGCTAAGAAGGGCGCAAAAGCATGGGCTGGCGTTACTGAACTGCTGCGCCAGCGCTTCAATGACGCTGGTGGTGATATCGGCTACCCGGAAAATTGGGGCATCCCTCAGCACCACTCAATGGAGAAAGTCGGCAGGGTTCCGCAGGATAAGTGGGTTAGCGACGTCATCGGCAAACTGGATCGCAAGTACTACATCAAAGATGACGGACAGTTGATGAGCGATGCTGAGTTGACAACCTTCCGGGCGAGGCATACAACACCATAGCCACCGGCGGGCTGAACAAATTAAGCGATACTGGCATGCGCATTTCCGGCGCGCGCTCTAATCGCGGTAATGCATCCCGTCAGATCCACTTCAAAGACGCAGACTCCTACCTTGAGTATCAGCGAGAATATGGCGATCGCTCTCTGTGGGAAGTAATGGTCGGGCACCTTGAAGGTATCAGCAAAGATATCGCGCTGGTTGAAACATACGGCCCGAACCCCGATCACGTTTTCCGCTCTATCCGGACGAGGTTACGGCTGAACAGGCCACTGCCAACCCTGAGCGCACTGGCAGGATTAAGCGCCTGGCCAACAGTACCGAGAACCTTTACAACTTTATCGCCGGGAAGACCCAGCCGATCGCTAATCCGCACATCGCACGATGGTCGGACAACATCCGAAACTGGATGGTGGCGAGCCGACTTGGTTCCGCGCTGCTGGCTTCATTCTCTGACCTGGGCACGATGTATATGTCGGCGAAGGTAGCGAACATCCCGATGAACCGACTATTTATGAACCAGCTTGAGGCCATGAACCCGGCGAACCGCACGGAGCTTGCCCGCGCCCGTCGCGCTGGGCTGGCTATGGAATCGTTGCTCGGCAGCGTTAACCGCTGGGCGATGGACAATATGGGACCGTCGGTTTCCCGCTGGGCGGCAACAGCGGTAATGCGCGCCAGCGGCCTGACAGCATGGACCGATGCTCACAAGCGTGCCTACGGCGTGACGATGATGGGCAGCCTTGGCGAAGTGGTCAGCCGGGCGCCGGATCTGAGAAGCCTTGATGACAGCGATTTCCGCATACTGAAGAGCAAGGGCATTACTGAGCAGGACTTCAGCGTATGGAAACTGGCGCAACAGGAAGACTGGGGTAACGGAAACACTACGATGCTCACGCCGGAAAGTATTATGCGGATCCCTGATGCTGCTGTTATGCACTTAGGACTGCCGGAGCGAGTCAGGTTTGAGGCCATGCGCCGGCTGTTGGCAGCAGTATCTGAAGAAGTCGACATGGCAGTCATTACGCCTGGCGCGCGTGAGCAGCTGCTTACCGGTGGCGGGTTGCAGCGCGGCACATGGAAAGGTGAGTTAACTCGCTCGGTTTTCCTGTTTAAATCGTTCCCGATATCTGTTGTTTTGCGGCACTGGACGCGTGCAATGGGGATGCCTTCCGCTGGTGGCCGGGCTGCCTATATCGCCGCATTCCTCGCCAGCACCACGATGCTGGGCGCGCTATCTCAGCAACTTAACGACCGGCATCCGGGCGTAACCCACGGGAGATGACCGGAAAAGATGCTGGTAAATTCTGGCTCGGTGCACTACTGAAAGGTGGTGGCCTTGGCCTGTATGGTGATTTTCTTCTTTCTGACCATACCCGTTATGGCGGCGGTGCGCTGGCTTCAATGCTGGGGCCTGTGGCCGGACTGGTTGATGACGTGGTTAAGCTGGCTCAGGGTATCCCGCTTAATGCCGTTGAAGGAAAGCCGGAGCAGACAGGTGGTGATCTGGTTAAACTCGGCAAGGGGCTTATCCCCGGTGCCAACCTATGGTATGCAAAAGCAGCTCTTGACCATATGATATTTAATCAGCTGCAGGAATACTTCTCGCCCGGCTATCTGCGCAAGATGGAGCAGCGTTCGAAGAAAGAATTCAATCAAACATACTGGTGGCGACCGCAGGACGTAACGCCGGAATAAGGGGAGGGAGCTTGTTTTCAATTGTTTTGTCTGTGATAGTTTCTTGTGGGTTGTTATTCGCTGACCGATACAAATATTTTCTTAGCCCCCCATCGCAGGCTATCTGCTGGTTTATTTTTGTTATGCAGGGAATAATTCTTGTGGCGAGCCTTATTCAAGGTAAACCTCTAATTTTTTCTGAATAAATAGGTGACTACATGCAAGCTATTGGCTTTATCGTTTACATCGTGGTGGGGCTCTTCCAACTTGCAGCAATCATGGCTGGACTAGAATCGTGGTGGGGCTTGCACTGGATAATAGCGGCACCGATTGCATTCATCGTCAGCTATATACCACTGGTTGGATCTATCGTGGGAATGGTTGGAGCCATGGACGTATGGCGCTGGGAGTGGTGGCAGGCTGGTCTACTTTTCTTTGGTGGTCTAATCTTTGCTATCGCCTGCGGAGGAATGTCTTCGTTCTTCGAATGGCTATCCTTCAGGAAAAGAGTGTGACATGTCACAAAGGCCGCTTTCGCGGCCTTATTTATCACTGACCGCCGGGACGAGAATCAGCAGAACGCCCGCCGCAACGTGAGCCGTCAGCAGCAGTATCACTATCATGCTGGCAGTTACCAGCGAAAGCTTGTGAAGCTGAACCCAGAGACAACAGAACAAACAGCACTGCTAATGCTTTTTTCATTTTCACTTACCATGTGTAGACCACTGAATGTGGCGATAGGATTGTAGAATTATGTTGGGTTTTTATCCATAAAATCTTCATGGTCTGGTAAGTTGCCGTTATCTCAGATGCTGTCTGAGCTGCATTGCGCAGAAATCCGGTGTGTTTGCAGCTCCCGCATTGACAACTGCGAGCTCGTCACATAGTTAACCAGTGCCACCAGTTCCGCCGCCGCACCGCTGACATCGTGGCCGTCTCGCTCCATCTCCCTGAGCAACTCCATCAGCTGTGATTTTACAACCAGGATCTGACCCCTTCCGGGGTGTGAATACGATCCGCAAAACCTTCGTCGACAGGATACTGGTACCGCTCTGGCATTAGGAATACTCCCATAAATACTGTATATATATACATATATCAAAAGGTAACAAAGTTTTCCAGAGCTCTTTTGTTTACCTTAATGGTAATGTTTTTTGCTCGTTTTGATCTGTTTTATTCATATATGGTTTGATGGGTAATAGAATGATATCCAGTGTGGCGCGCCGGGCGCTGCGACATCCGGAGATTTCATATGACGGTCTCAACCGAAGTCGACCATAACGACTACACAGGGAACGGCGTTACCACATCTTTCCCGTACACGTTCCGTATCTTCAAGAAGTCAGATCTCACCGTCCGGTCGCTGACCTTAACGACAATATTACTGTGCTGACTCTGGATACCGATTACTCCGTTACCGGGGCTGGTACCTATTCTGGCGGGAATGTCGTGCTGATGTCACCGCTGGCCAACGGATGGCAGATTTCTATCTCGCGTGACCTTCCCGTTACCCAGAGACTGACCTCCGTAACCGGGGAAGTTCTTCGCAGAAGTCCATGAGGATGCGTTCGACAAGCTGACCATGCTTATCCAGCAGTGCTTTAGCTTTCTCCGCCTGGCGCTGCGCAAGCCGTCGTTCATCGCGAACTATTATGACGCACTCAACAACCGCATTCGTAACCTGCGTGACCCGTCACAGGCTCAGGACGCAGCCACGAAGAATTATGTTGATGGGCAGATCGTTGACAACACCAATGCTTGGAAAGCTGGTGATGCCATTCTTGATCAGAAGATTGATACAAATTTCAATAAGTCATTGCGTGTTCCTGAGGCGACTGTAGGACAAGTCCCACCAGTTGCTCAGCGCTCAAACTCAATATTAGGATTCAACAGTGAAGGGAACCCTGTACCGATATTTTCATGGACTGCAACAGCTGATTTAGCAATAAAACTAGCATCATCGATTGGGGCTTCGTTAGTTGGTTTTAAGAACGCGTATATAGATTTATTAAAAGCAAAAGCATCAACTGTGGAATCAAAATTATCTAGATCAATAGATTTGCTTGATTACATTCCTTCTGAATATCATGATGGAATAATAAACAGCACAGAAAAAAAACGATATGACTGTTTATTTTCAGGCGGCTATAGATGATATTTATGCAATGGGTGGCGGTACAATTCATCTTCCTCCGGCACTGTTTATGCGAATGTTGTAGCGAAAAACTTTGTTACTATTGTCGGTGTTCGTGGATCAACCACAAGAAGAAGCGTTCCATTAAATACAACATATATAACAAAAAACAAAATCATCAACCATTAAGAACTATGATTCATCAAAATGGGTAATTGATGTCGCAGATCCTGCGCTAGCAGTATCAAACCCCAATGCTGTACAAGTTACAGGGTTTGGCATTGTTGGTGTGGACATATATTCAAAAGCAGATAATACAATTGATATCATTTCATCTCAGGGTGGCATCAGGCTTCGTGGCCCTGAAAACGTTATTAAATGCTCTTCTGCATATGGTTTTTCTCTACAAGGTGTTGATGTCGTTGGTAACATATGCACAGTTGAGGACGTTTTGGCCGTTAATTGCTGCATGGATAGGACATTAACTAATCTTAGAGGAACAATTCAACTCGGAGGGGCTGATGGGCAATTTCATCGTCTAGAAGGTAACGCTGGAATCACAGTCACTCAAGCTTCTCCAAATATGTCTATATGTGGTATATATATCTATGGCAACAACCATTATATCTCTGGTCTAATGGGCGAAATATCAGAAATTGGGTGTTATATAAATTCTGCGAATGCTTTATCAAAAATTAGCGATAGTAGGGCTGATAATAATATTTCTCATGGGTTTGTATTGAATGGAGTTATGGGGTTAACCTCCACTCTTACAATAACTCTAGAGCGGGTAATGGGTTGTATGATGGATATTATCTTCCTACAGGAGCGTCAAGGATATTCCTTGTAAACGCATATGCTCTTGCAGACAATAATGCTGTAGATGGTCTTGGTTACAAGGCTCACAGATACGGATTAAATATTGTAAATGCTGATTATTTATCTTTGAGATTGAAGCCATGGATAACTCAATGCTTTTCATATGGGCATCTTTCTGGTTGGATAAATAGCCCAACATTATATGGTGAGCAATATACACCTACCACAGGAAGACTTAAAATAGAAAGTAATGCAACAACTACGCCTACCGTTGATGGCATTAGCATTATATCTATAACCACTGATACACTAAGTCAAATAACTGGCTTTGCCGGTGGAATGATTGGTCAGGTTGTAGATATTTATTTAAATGCTACTGCAACAGTTACATTGATTAATAGTGCTTCATTTTTGGTGAATAACTTTGCAAAGAACGCGAACAAGTTAATGGAAGTTGGTCGTGTCTATCGTTTCATAAAAACAGATAATGGCATATGGCGCGAAATAGGAGATGTGGTTCGGGTTTATTCTGGGCCAACTACCAGCAGGCCAAGCACTACCGCAGTAGCAGGAATGCAATATTTTGACACAACACTAAATAAACCAATTTGGAGAAATGCTACTAATAGCGGATGGGTTGACGCGACTGGTGCTAGCGTATAATAGGTGTTAATGCCACCAGTGAAAATATCTGGTGGTATTATTTTATTGTTTATTACAAATCGCTGCATTAAACATTCGCAAGAGACAATGCATAAAATTACCATTTATCCATAAATGGTTTATCGTGTATGATGAACTTACCAAACTAAGGAGGTTCATCATGCATAGTAAACGGTGGTCATCATGTCTGCATCGCTAACCGCTGATACAATAAATCAGGGGCTTAGCTACGGTGCGCTGGCAGCAGTCATCGCCGGCGTACCTCCAGAAGTGGCGCTGGGATCGCTGGCCGGGGCGGTAATTTTGTTACCTCTGCAATTGAGTATCCGGTCAAGCGCCGTGTTCTCCGGCGCTACTCAGCTTTCTCTGCGGCCTTCTCTTCTACAAACCCACAGCATCAATCCTTATCGGCGTTGCCAGCATGATCCCCACCATCACACAGGACTCGTTCGAGCGGGGCATTGTCTACTCCGCCGGTGCGTTCGTTGCGGCAATTGTCGCGGTGCGGGTCGGTATATGGCTGTATCACCGCTCTGACAATCCGCGCGATTTAATCCCGGGAGGAAAAGACGATGACAGGCCATGATCTGCTGCTTATCGCTAATTCCATCATCTGCGGCGGGATAGCGCTGCGGGTGATGTTCTTCCAGCGCAACGGATCGCGCCACCGCCGCTGGGGTGGGTGGATAGCCTATTTCCTCATCGTGGCGGCTGCCAGTATCCCGCTTCGCACCGCGTACTCATACCTGTACCACTTCCCCATGACCGCAGATCTTTCTGAGGTCGTTATCAATGCTGTGATGTTCGCCGCGGTGCTGAAGACGCGCGGCAACGTCGTGCAAATCTTCAAGATATCGAGGTCGCAACATGGACATTAACGAGTTTCAGAAAGCTGCCGGCGTTAGCTGGCGCTGGCCACACGCTGGCATCCGCACATTGTGGCGGCCATGAAAGAGTTTGGCATTCTCAAGCCGTTGGATCAGGCGATGTTTATTGCCCGTGCCGGGCATGAAAGCACTGGCTTTACCCAGCTCGTTGAGAGCTTCAATTACAGCGTGGCGGGGCTGGCTGGTTTCGTCCGCGCAGGGCGGCTGACGCAGGGCCAGGCTAATTCCCTCGGACGCCGGCAGGGTGAACCATCGTTACCACTGGAGAGACAGCGAGCCATAGCCAATCTGGTGTACAGCAAACGCATGGGGAATAACGGGCCGACAGACGGCTGGTTTTACCGCGGGCGCGGGCTTATCCAGATCACCGGGCTGAACACCTATCGCGACTGCGGCAACGGCTTGAAGGTGGATCTGGTTAAGCAGCCGGAGCTGCTGGCGCAGGACGAGTATGCGGCGCGGAGCGCGGCGTGGTACTTCGTGAAATATGGATGCCTGAAGTACACCGACGACCTGATGCGCGTCACGCAGATCATCAATGGCGGGCAGAATGGCATCGACGATCGCCGCGTGCGTTACCTGTCGGCCAAGAAGGTGCTGGCATCATGATCACGGCATTCGTGAAAGCATACTGGAAACAATTGCTTATCGTGTCGATGCTTGCTGTTCTGGTGGCCGGAGGCGTTGTAGCCCTGGAATATTCACGGTGACAGACAGTACGACGCCGGGTATGCGCAGGCGAAGGCCGATCGCAAAGCAGAAGATGAGAAAGCCCGTCAACATGACGAACAGGAGAAAGCAACCAATGAACGTGAAGCGCAGCAGAGGATCGACCAGGCGCGCAATGATGCTCTTGATGCTGCCGCTCGCGCTGGCCGGCTGCAGCAGCAGCTCGTTGCCATCCGTGAGCAGCTCAGGCAGTATAACGCCACTGTCGGCGCTGGGTCGTCAGCCGCAGACACCGGAATTTTGCTTACCGACGTGTTCGAAAAATCTCTCGAACGAAACCGACAACTGGCAGAATACGCTGACCGGGCAGCTGAAGCCGGAAGGGTATGCGAAAGACAGTACGATGAACTGACCGGTAGCATGGTATTTTTCATGGTACTGTTTCCCGGTGACGGTATATAAAACGGTACGCAGAATTTATCGTTTCATAAACTTGTTTTCAGTCAATTGGTTACGACACCTGTAAATAATTGAGTGGGAGTAATCCCCGGCGTTAGCTGAGTAAAACGAAACCCTCTGTGTTTACAGAGGGTTTTTTTTATAGCTGCTACATTAAGGTCTCCCACCTGACGGCAAGCG